TAGGCGTTTTTTGCTTCGCCCAATACTGGGGCGGGGTCCATTCCGAACAAGAATAATTCTAGTTCGTTCAATACTTTCTCTGGTAGCTCGCGTTGTAGTTTTGGTGCATCGGCTAAAGCAAAAGCCTTTGAGCCATCTTCCAATTCAGCTAACATACAAAGTATCCGGGTGCTGATCGCTAACGCGTCTGTGCTATTTGTCGCTGAGTTTGCAGCGATTCTATCTGACCTTGTAAGAGGTCTAAAATATAAGTCGATCACTTTTTTACCAGCGTCATTTTTCAATTCAAACTTTCGTCTTTCTTGAATATTGAACTCAGTAGTTAAAAGGTCAACGGTGCGAGGATTTGTAGACATAAATTAAATAGCAAAAGTAATAGCACCATTAGCGGTAAAGTTCACGGTCAGAACTTCTAAATCGCCAACAGCAGCGCCCATATCAGCAGAGGTAACAATACCAGAAAAAGTGACTTTTTTTGTGCCTGATGTATCGAGGAATAATTCAAACTGTGCGTCCCCGGCATCTTCAGTAACAATAACATCATCAATTAAATTTTCTGTTTCGTTGCCTGATGCAGCGGTATAAAGAAGCTCAACGCTCCCGGTAGCGGAAATCAATCCACCGACATATGCCCTAGAAGTGTCGCCGTGATCGGTACATTCTAAGATTTCTTTGTTTACGGTAAGTGACCAGTTTCTAGTACTAACAATAGCTTCAGTTGTACCTGAGCCATTTTTAAACTTAACTGATCCTTCCTCTCCACGATAAAAAGCCATGATAATTTAGAAAGGGGTTGGTTAGCTACATATTAACTCTTTGAATCAGAGTTAACAGTAGTAGTTTTGGTTTTTTGCTGTGATCGTTGATAGGATTCACAGCGGGGGTCCCATAGTGCTGGGTTGCGCTTGCCTTTTACCTTTTCGATAATGTCAAGCATTTCATCTGTAATTTCGGTCATAAGTCCTCGTATGCTTCAAAGGTCATTCTAAGTTGTGTTTGAAAGAAACCTTCTGGCTCTGGGTTTGCAACTGGGGTAGGGCCATTAACAGGGTCAAAGACCACACCCGAAACGACCTGTCGATTGTACAAGTCGCGGATACGTTTTCCAATTACATAATTAGCTCCCGCGCCAACGCTTTGTCCAGTAAATATATTGATTGTAACAGCACCCACAACCTTGTTACTGCTATCGCTAGTACCGCCAAGACTTAGATATTCTCCCTCTCCAAAACTAAACAGACATTGAACAAAGGAATCTCCGGGTGTAGGCGTGTAACTTTGGTTGTAAAAAACTACCGGGACGGCGGGGCTACTTGCAAGTTCTGTGTTTAATCTGCCTTCGATAACGCCCCTTACTGTGTTTAAATCTATTGCAGCCATTATGTCCTCCTCAATATTTTTTGATATTCCTGTACCGACCAATCCTCAAGTTCTTTTGCGATCTTATCAACCCAAGGTCCAGATTGTTGGTCACTACCAGTTCTTCCGATTGCCTTCCATGAAGCAGGTATCCCCTGACCTGTCCCAGAAAGCGCCTCAGCGTACGGTAAATTGTTATGTATGTGATAAACATTCCCAATCTTTTCAGCAAAGCCAGCGGGATAATTAGAGCCTTTGGGTGGTGTAATACCTTTTGGAAAACTTCCGTCTATGTTTGGCTTGCCGTCTGGGGCGTTCTCTCCAATCTGCCAATCAGAACGAAATCTACCTGTATCTACCGGGCTACCCATTTTTGCCCTTGCGTCAGCTTCTAAAACAACAGCCCTAAGAAGTTGATTTATTTGGAACTCCATGTGTCCACCTATTCTTTCTGGGGGAATAATCATCATGTTCTTAAATAAAGCTCAAAGGATAAAACACTAGCACCACTTCGATATGTTCTGATTCTTACGATTTGATGCACCTTGCTATCAATGACAACGCGGTCTTTTGTTGTCGGTGTATATGTCAAGGCATCAGCGGCCACAGTGCATTTAAGGTCTGCGGCTTGCACTAGGTCGTTAACTTCTCTATCGTTTATATCTTGCAAAACTGCTTTTACTGTTGTATCGGCTGTTGTTTCGCTAATAACTCCTGTGGAAGCATCGTAACTCCCCGGTGTTACTCTTCTTACCGTCACGCTTGTACCAACGCCCGGTATCTCCGCAACTTTGTCGATTACTTTTTGTATAGCTTTTGCAAATGACGGCATCAGACCAAATAAGCAATGACAGTACCGCTGTCTAGCTTAACGCTTGTTATAACCCCTTCGATTGCTGTATTTGATTTGAACTGTAGCCCAGTTAAATCTCCTGTGATGTTTTCAGCCACCAAAGTATTAATAACTGAATCTTGCAATGCTTTGATGCAACCAAAACGGCCTGTATGTGCGGCTGTATCGTTGATAATTTTTGCAGCGGGATAGTAGCCCATTAAATTAACTCCTTTTTAGTGAAATGTTACCCGGTCCGCTTATTCGCAGCCCAGTGAAGTACCGTTCAAAAAGCGGCGGCACTCTATCAGCGCCAACAGCGCCATACTTATCTGGTTCAACCGCAACACCGCCTACGTTCAGCCTTCTATAATCCTCCAAACCTGATAAACCCAAACCATCACGATTGTTGTTCAGATATACGGCTAATATAACTTGTGCTTTTTTTACTTGCTCAGGTATCTCTGTGTCTGTGTAATAATCTGTTGTGACTCGGTAGGGGAAACCAGTTGTATAAGTACTTGTAAAAGTGTCTGGCTTTCTCACTCCTGTTCTTGGCCATTGAAGCGCCTGTGTATCGCTGGCTCTGGCTCCAAGGAACCTTTCTCTATCAATCCTTATGGTTGCTGTATACAAAGCTCTGTTTTTGTTGTCGTTTGAGGAACTATCCCAAGCTACAACGTCATCATCTGCCACTAATCCTTCAACAATGGCGTTTGCTGCATCTAAAGTCAGGTAGCTATTTGCTGATGCGCTTCCTACTGTTGCTGTTATGGTTATTGCCATTTACTTGTGATGATTTGGTCTTTTTTTTGGGTTTTGGGGGAACTGAGGCCACTTTTGCGGCCTCCTGTTCTCTTAAACGCCTAAATGCGAATATCCCCATTAACCAGCTTTTAGAATCTGGTAGTTAAGTACAATAGCTTCTGATAAAGAACCAGCAGAAACATTTGCAACTGTGATCTTGAAAGAACCAGCGGCAATACTGTTTGCTTGTACTAAATAAGAACCAGCTGTACCAGCGCTTGCGTGATTAACGACAACTACATCGCTTGCTGTAATTTCAGAGTTTGTAACTGTGAAAGATACTTCAGCGGCAGCGGCTAGTGCAGCATCAGCCATTGTGATAACCCCAGCAACTTTGTTTAGAGTTACAGCGGTTGCTTTGTTAGTGGCCTGAGTAACAGAACCTGTCTGGTCAGAACCTACACCGAGGGCGGCCCCGGCTGTTGCTTCAAATAGTGAAGGCATAATTAATTACCTCTAGTCTTGAGTAGATACGTTAGTAGCTCTAACGATACCGATGTTCTTTGTCTCGTAAACTTTCGACCAGTTAGCTACGGTTGCTAGAACTGTTCTATTTGGGTTTGTTGTTGTAACAGCCCACTTAGAACCTACTGGGTGGTAGCAATAGTGAAGGTCAACAGCCATTGCGTCAGACTTAGCCAAGATGTCTCTGTCTGTCTCAGTTGTTAAACCAGCTTGCTCGCCACTTGCTACAGCGCCGGGTGTAAAGAAATATGTTGAATACTCTGTAGATGAACCAGAACCAGTTGTAGAAACATCATCTGATACTATTACGCGTAAACCGCAATATGTTGGAACTGTATCGTTTCCACCGCCGTATGCTGGGGCAATAGTACCACCAGATGCAGTTGCAGAACCGCCGTTTCCGTCACTTGCAAGAACATAGTCAACCATTTTTCTCTCAACGAGATCATAGTAGACCTTGCTATGCATACAAACTACTGAAAGTTTGTCGCCCTGATCTCCAAGGATTGATCTAGCTTTAGCAACGTGCTTTGGACTAAGTCCTGTTGGTGTGTCGCCGCTTTCAGAGTCAATACATAAATCAAAGAAAGCCGAGTTAGAATCGTTTGCATTTATAGAACCAAATACACCATCTAGACAAGCTAAAAGGTCTTTTTGTCTTTGGTTAGCGATATATGCACCGATCTTTTGACCAATCGCAGCCATTGGGTCAGAACCCGCTGCAAGTGCTGCTAAATCTCTTGATTCAAATGCACGGCCTCTGTGTAGGATTACCCCAACTTGTTTGTCAGTTGTAATCTTACCGGGTGTTAAAGAACTTGAATCAGATAAAACCTCAAAATCTCCACTCAAGTTTGCAGAGAAGAAAGGTACATTTATTAGATCACCGCCCTCAGTAGCGTTTAATTCAGCCATCGGTTGAACAACACCGCTTGCAAGGAAAGAATCCCTTTGTGTGGTCTGTTCTATGACGTACGGCGTAAACACCTCTGGGATGATCATGTCACTACGGAGAGTAGCCATTGAAAATCTTGTGATAAAGTGTACGATATTGCGGGCGCAGCCCTACAGAGTCAGGCGCAGCCCTTCCCTAGTTACGATCTATAATAACCAAAAAACTATAAAATCAACAACTAATTTTTAGCAGCCGCCTTTAATTGGTCATAAAGTGGCCTGTTTGTTTTATACAATCTCATTTGTTCTGTAAGGTTTCCACCGTTTTCAAATGGGTTTTTGTCCATTCCAATAGGTAGGTTGCCTGATGTTTTTCTACCAATCGGTGCGCCTGAGCCTCTCGCG